AACTCTAATCTTCGAAACAGCTGTTCAATCACGTGTTGGAAACATCATCGAAGATGTGATGTCTGAAAACGATGCAATCCTTGCTGAAGCAGTTGAATCCATCAAGGAAGAAATGTCTTCACAAGTTGATGAGTATCTAAACTATGTCGTTGAGCAATGGGTTGAAGATAATCAAATTGCAATCGAAACAGGTCTTCGCGCAGAACTAGTTGATGATTTCATCAATGGTCTCAAGAATCTATTCAACGAACACTACATTGAAATTCCAGAAGAGAAAGTTGATGTAGCAGAAGAACTTGCAGCACGTGTTGCTGCTCTTGAAGAAGCTGTTGTCACTGCTGCTGCAGAGAAGGCTTCTCTAGTTGAGCAACTCAACGTTGCTAAGAAAACCGAAGCTGTTCGCAAAATTTGCGAAGGTCTAACGGAAACACAAATTGCTAAGATGATCTCGCTCGCAGAGAGCGTGGAGTTCACCACAGAGGGTGATTTTAATAGCAAACTCGCAGTAATTCGCGAGAACTACTTCCCAGCCAAAAAATTGACAAGTGAAGTGAAGGTAATTCAAGAAACAAGTATTGAAGAGCCTGAAGAAGTAGCACAAGTAAATGGTCTAATGGCACATTATGTTAAGGCAATCACAAAAACGGCTCCAAAAGCCTAATCTAATTAAGAACTCAGGAGAGTTATAAAATGTATCTAAACGAAACATATGCAAAAAAGTGGGCTCCAGTTCTTGATCACGCAGAACTCCCAAAGATCACAGATCCTTACAAGCGTGCAGTTACTGCACTAGTTCTCGAAAATCAAGAGCGTGCCCTTATGGAAGAATCACGCACAATGCAAAACCTCTGGGAAGCATCACCAGCCAACGCAGTTGGCGGTGGTATGTCACCAGTGGTCGGCAGTGAAGGTGGAATCAAGGGTTTCGACCCAATTCTCATCGGTCTTGTCCGTCGTGCGCTACCAAACCTAATGGCTTATGATGTTTGCGGCGTTCAGCCAATGACAGGTCCAACAGGTTTGATTTTCGCAATGCGTTCAACATTCGCAACTTCAACAGCACTTGGTAGTGAGGCTCTCTTCAATGAAGCCAATACTGCACATTCTGGTGAAGGCACGCATACTGCAGCAGTTGACAATTTTGGTGAAGCAAATTCAGCAGTCTTCGGTCTAGCCAATACTGGTGCAGGCATGGCGACATCAGCTGCAGAAGATCTAACAATGAAGTTTATGGGCTTCCAAATCGATCGCGTATCGGTTACAGCCAAGTCACGCGGTTTGCAAGCAGCTTACACGTTAGAACTTGCACAAGATCTCAAGGCAATTCACGGTCTCGATGCAGAAACAGAATTGACAAATATTTTGTCAACTGAAATTCTTGCTGAAATCAACCGCGAAGTTATTCGTACGATCTATGCAACTGCGAATGTTGGTATCACATCTGTATCCCAAAATGTTGTTAACCTATCAAGTTCAACACTAACGGATGCTGCAGGTGGTTCATCAGGTCGTTGGCAGGTTGAGAAGTATAAATCACTTCTATTCCGAATTGAACAAGCAGCCAATAAGATCGCCAAAGACACACGTCGTGGCAAGGGCAATATGCTCATCGTTTCAACCGATGTTGCATCAGCTCTCGCAATGACAGGTCTTCTTGACTACAATTCTGCTCTAAGCAACAACACAAACCTAACGGTTGACGATACAGGCAATACCTTTGCTGGTACGCTATTCGGACGCTTGAAGGTCTATGTTGATCCATATTCTGTACAAGGTTCAGACTATGTGGTTGTAGGCTACAAGGGAACAAATGCTTATGATGCTGGCTTGTTCTATTGCCCATACGTCCCACTACAGATGGTACGTGCAATTGATCCAACAACTTACCAGCCAAAGGTTGGCTTCAAGACCCGTTATGGTCTCGTTGCAAATCCTTTTGCAACTGGTTCAGGTAATGGAACAATCGCAAACGGTAATAACTACTACTATCGTAAGTTCAAAGTCCTAAATGTCAATCAATAATTGACGCATAACATTTGCCAAATTTATACCAATAACAAGGCAAAGTGACTCGGGGGTGGATTCGAAAGAATCCACCCCTTTTTCTTACCCTAAATAATTGTATGGCTACTATCGTTCTTCTATCTGATTTAAAAGATCTGCGTAAACAAAAAAAGCAGGAGCTGAAGTATTACTCAGAAAGATTAGAACAATTGAATAAAAAGTTATTTTTTATTCACAAAGAGATTGAACTAACGAATTTTATTATAGATCTAATTGAAAAAGAGAAGATCACAGATTTACGGAAATATCTAGATGACAGCAGAAAAACGCGCACCGACGAATAAAGATTTATTGCAAAGTACAAAATTTAGAGTGATATTCGATCGCTTGCCTGCAACAACATACTTTTGTCAAACTGCCAACTTCCCTGGAGTTTCGCTCACTGAAATTCCACGACAGACTCCATTTGTAGATCTATATGTTCCTGGCGAAAAAATTGTATATGACACTTTCAACATTACATTTCTTGTCGACGAAGATCTTCGTGCATGGAGTGACATTCATGATTGGATTCGTGCAATAACCTTTCCATCAGACTTTAAAGAGTACATAGATTTAAAAAGATTAGATCGCATTCCACTCTTTCGCAAAGATTTTAATAACAAACCACAATATAGCAATTCAATATTGACATTATATACAAATAAAAATAATGCAAATTTTCGTGTCAAATTTATCGATATGTTTCCAACATCACTTTCGACAATATTATTTTCTTCGCAAGACTCTGCAGAAAATATTATCACTGCAGATGCGACATTTAGATTCTCTTACTATGACTACGAAAGAATCTAGTATTAACTCTTGAGAGTTCGTTCATAACGAACATACTGATTATACTGCATTAATTATTGTAAGGCAACTTTTGCTGTGACTTGCCTTTTGATGAAGAATAATGTATAATTTCATGTATGAAAATAGAAACACCTCCACTTGAAGAATTGATGGCACAATGGGAAAAGGATTCTCAGGTTGATACTACAGAACCTGGCAAAGAGATCCTTCGCATTCCACTGATTCATAACAAGTATAACAAATATCTTTCTTTGCATAATCTTGCAGCCAAACGCGCAGCACTTGAGTTTGACAAATTAAAGAAACTCAAGTGGATGTATTACAGTGGTAAATTAGATCAAGATGAATTAAACAAACTTGGTTGGGAACCATTTAGATTTACACTTAAATCAGATATCACTGTGTATCTAGATGGTGATGATGATTTGAGTAAACTTAAACGCAAAAAAGCCTATCATGAAGAGGCTGCAAACTTTTGCACCAATGTGATGAAAGAACTCAACAATCGCACTTGGCAGTTGAAAGAGTACATGGGCTGGGAGAAGTTTATTCAAGGTGCTCGATGATATACACAAAAGATCAGTTCTTACAATTGATACAACCAACGAAGGTATCATTCAAAGAGTTTTCTAAACAGATCTCAGTACTTAATGGCAGTGATAGGTCTGGAAAATTTGTCGTTCGTTGCACACTTGATGACTTTATCAAAAAAGTGAGCAAGAAGCCAGAAGACATTCGACCACAGAATCTGCAACTCTATAAAGAAAAACTTTATCAAGCATTGGTGATTGAACCAGAAGTCACTCTGTCTCAGTGGTTCGATAAAGTTGTGGCTATTGATAATTCATTAGATTACTATTTTCAGATTTCATCTTCTGATAAAGTGTTTGTTGATGACACTTTCGTAGGTAGAACTTTGTCAAGGTATGGTCGTATTAGCAAGAACATAAATTTTGATCAGTTCTACAACACAAAAAAATTACACGCAAATGATTTTGAATATACCTTCGGTCTAATGAAAGTCATGTTCGAAGATTTTAAAATTCGAAACAGTCTAGCATCACCAGCCTTCTTTGCGCACATTCTAGAAATTAAAAACAGCGATTATAGTCAATTCTGGACTGACTTTATGTTTGGTTGTAACAAAGCCAGTATCTTTAATCCAGTTACATATAAAGCAATCATGGAGAATTTATTTAACGGCGACACTCTTTTTGCTCCTTGCATGGGATGGAATGCTTATCAGATTGGATTTTATTCCACTAACTGGAAAAAATTTATATCAACTGATGTGATACCTGGAGTAGTTGCAAATGGTAATCTACTTCATCAGCACTGGTTAGACTACAATAACAGTTTAATTTGTTCTGATAACAAACAGATCGATCTATACCTGTGTCCAAGTGAGAAACTTCAAGAGAGACACAACTTTGCTGACAAGTACAGAGAGCAAGTTGATGCAGTGTTATTCAGCCCACCATATTATGATTTAGAGATTTATCCTGGAGAAGAGCAAAGCATCAATTTATATCCAAAATATTCAGATTGGTTGTCTGGCTATTGGGAACAAACAGTATTGACGAGTCTAGAAGTTATGCGTCCAGGAGCAAGATTTGCTTTTGTAATATCAAATTATAAAAATGTTCATGGCGAGTTTACTTCCATCAGTCAAGATATGAAAGCAATTGTTGAGAAACATTTAAAATTCCTCAAACACTATAAGGTGCAATGGGGAGTTCATTCTAGCAAAAGACAACCAAAGAAAACCAGAGATGGAAATTTTGAAGACCTTTGGTTATTCGAGAAAGAATAAAATGATTGAACATGTCGTTGTTGAAAAGGTGGATAACATCTATGTGCAAGTTCATGCTGAAGATGCAATACTTCAGGAAATGTCTGAGTTTTTTACATTCTCGACTCCTGGGTATCAGTTCAGCCCAGCGTTCCGAAACAAATACTGGGATGGAAAAATTCGTTTGCTCAACCTACGCACGAAGCAAATTTATGCGGGACTGATTGGATATATAAAGACTTTCTGCAAACAAAAAAATTATACATTCGAGGTTATAGATGAAGACAAAGAAGTCTATCCGATCGATACAAAGAATCTTGCGAGTGCTCTCTCGCTTCCGATAGAACCAAGAGACTATCAGTATCTCGCGTCTAGCGTCGGACTTACGAAAAAGAGAACTGTGCTCGTTTCACCTACCGCATCAGGAAAATCATTAATCATCTATATGATGATTCGTTATCTGTTAAACAGTGGCAAGAAGCGTGGATTGTTGATTGTTCCTACAATTAATCTCGTCACTCAGATGTATAGTGACTTTATGAACTATTCAACCAACAATGGTTGGAAAGTCGAAACACACTGCCAAAAAATATTTGGTGGCGAGAGCAAAATTCCAGATACGGATTTAATCATTTCTACTTGGCAGTCAATTTACGATATGCCCAAAAAATACTTCTCACAGTTTGACTTCATTATTGGTGACGAGGCGCATACTTTTAAAGCAAAGTCATTGACAAGTATTATGACTAAACTAATCAATTGTGATGTTCGTATTGGTACAACAGGAACACTGGATGACAGTAAAGTCAATAAGTTGGTTTTAGAAGGATTATTTGGACCTGTATTTAAAGCCATCTCTACAAAAGAGTTAATTGAACGCAAACAACTAGCGAATTTTAGTATCAAATGTATTGTATTGAAATACCCTGATGTAGTGTGTAAAGCGATTAAAGGATTTACTTATCCTGATGAGATGAATTTTTTGACTCAGCATGAAGGTCGAAATAATTTTATACGAGATCTTGCAATAAATCTCAAAGGAAATAGTTTAATTTTATTTACTTATGTCGAAAAACACGGTAAAATATTATATGATCTGATAGGTGAAAAGGC